AGAATGGGGAGTGCCTAGTGAAACTAATTCGTTGAAAAATGGAGCAGAGACCGTTTCAAAGGTTGGAACACGCGTGATGGAGGAGCGTGGACGTTTCCAAACATTGAAAGCAGGTTGGGGTTTTGGGGCAATGTAACCATGAGGTTTGTAAACTACGTTTTTCTTGAGAAAGTCTAGGTGGAGTTTCTGTTCAAGAGTGAAGGCGGAATCAAGATGATGGCATAGACAACGAGGGGCGGTTTTGGTGTAGAAAGATCCGAAAGGATCATAGTAGTGAACGGTGTAGTTCTCCACATGGCAGAAGACGCAGACAGTTGTGGTGCATTTGCAATTGGAATAAACACGGGGGCAATTGCTAGCAAGCGTATAGGAAAAATTGTGAAGAGAATGATGATTGCAGTTGATGCAATATCCAATTACGTCATCTTCAAGGTCTTGAAAAGCATGATTGCATGAAACAGTATAGTAGTGGGGGACATATAGTTTCATTTCCGGTGTAGAATCGAAGGAAAGAGTATTAACGACTTCGATTTCGTTATTATTTCGACCATGACCACATTTGTGATGTTTGTTGTAAGCGGTAAGGCGTTGATCAACATCAATATAATCATGATTCGATGCATTAAGAATCCAGGAGGTGCCAATTGGGACCTTTGGGTGTCGTTGACGATATTCAGTACGGGCCAGAGCCAGTCGTTCTCGGCGTTGGACAACCTCAGGGGCGTAGCGTTTTTCAGCATCGCCGAATTGGGTTCGAACGGTGGATTTCTTGTATGTTGAGATTCGGGCATCCTTCTGTTGTTGGGCAGACGGATCAACAGCAGCTTCAGCTTTTGATTGAGCAAAGAGAAGGGCTGTGGTGTCCTTAGAAGAAAGTGAGATTTTTGGGCATGGAGTTACGGCATTAAGAGAAGAGTTTATATTTTGTGTATTCATTTGAAGGAACATGTTACTATGAGTCCATGATGATGGTTCATTAGTACGTGTGTCTGTAAAGAATCTAGCAATAAAGTCAGTTGAGAATGGGCGTTTTCGAGAGACGGGCGGGTTAGACGATGCATTTTGGGTATTATTGTTCATTTGAGGCGACTGAAATAATCTAGTACAAGGAATTTGAGTAGAATAATCAGGGTCTGTACGTGGAATAATAATTGAAGGTTTAGGCCATAAATTAGTAAGGAATGTGGGGAGACAATGAGACGGAGCGGATGAATCGAGATGCAGGTGACTGGGTTTATTTTTAATGGAAGTTTCCGGTGACTTCTGTGGTTTAAAGTATTGAAGAGATGGACGCATACTAGACG